CTGCATCTGCAATTTTTGGAGCTGTTAAAGTTTTGTTTGTTAAAGTTTGTGTTCCAGTAAGTGTAACATCACCAGCTGGTAATGTGTCTATATCTGGATTAGTTCCATCATTTGCAGTTGCAAATACAACTGCATCACCTTTGTCTCCTGCTGCAAAAGTAAAACTGTCTCCAGAACCTGAAGCATATTTAAATTGAACTGTATGAGAACCTGAAGTTGAATTTCTTAAAAAATAAAATGTTTGAACATCTAAAGGTATTGTTACAATTTGGTTTCCTGTAATTGTACCTGTAAATTCTATCATTCTGTGAGATAAAGTTGCACCAGTAGATCCATCAGAAACTGTTAAAGCTGTAGTTTGAGCACCACCAGCTATATCTTGTGTTGTATACCCACCAGAAATTTGTTCTATGATCTGTAAATTAGTATTAGTTTTTGTTCCCCATGTACCGGCATTTTCACCAGTTGCTTGAAGTTCTACCCCTAAAGGTGTGTATGTTGATGCCATAATTTTTATCTCCTATGCAGCGTCAGTATAACTTGTATTTGATCCAGTTGCAACATCTGTATACGAAGAATTTGAACCTGTGTCAATGCTAGAATATGCTTGAATTCCAAACCCTGTTGCAGTGCCAAATTCAGCAACAGAAACTGTTGCTTGTTGACCTGTTAATCCCATTACATCTGCAGGTGTTAATGATCCAACACTTGTTGTTGCTGATAATCCTGTTAATCCTATTACATCCGCTGGAGTTAAAGAACCAACGGAAGCTGTTGCTGAAATACCAGTTGGTATTATAGTTGGATTACTAGTTGTAAGCACAGTTCCAAGTGATACTGTTGCAGAAACTCCGGTTAATCCCATTACATCTGCAGGTGATAATGATCCAACACTAGCAGTTGATGAAACTCCAGTTAATCCCACTACATCAGCAGGAGTAATTGATCCAACAGATGTTGTTGCAGAAACTCCTGTTGGTGCAATTGTTACATTACCAATTATTGTAGGAGATCCAACACTTGCTGTTGCAGAAACTCCTGTTAAACCCATTACATCAGCAGGTGAAATAGATCCAACACTTGCCGTTGCTGATTGACCATCAAGTAAAACTATTCCTTGAATACCCCACGCATTATCGTTCCAAGCTTGTCTACCCCAACCTGAATTTATTTCTGTATCTACAGTAACAGATCCTATTGATGAAGTTGCAGAAAGTCCTGTTGGAGAAACTGTTTCATCACCCATATCTCCCCAAGAACCTGATGAGTTCCATGATTTTGCACCCCAACCAACTACAAGTTCTGATTCGACACCCCAACGATTTGAACTCCAACCAAATGCACCATAAGAATCTCCACTAATTGTATTTGCTTGTCCTCCCATTCCAGAGTGATTACTACAATAATAGTATAAAGTTGGTGCAGAGGCTGCTACTTCAATTTGTGTGTATGCGCCGGATGATCCTGGTGTTCCATTAGTTGTAACACCAGTTGTATACTCACTTCCAGAATTGTGTGTGCCGTCGCTTGTAGTAGAAAATCTTAAAGGGTGAGTGCTATTTGATGAATCAGATTGATCAAACCTAAAAGTTCCGCCCTCTGCTAAATTTAAAGTGTCTTGTTGGACACCATCAATAAAATATTTATTACCAGAGTCGGTGCTAACCACCGTTACTGTGTAAGTTCTGGTAACGGACATAAGTCGCTACCTCTTTACGCTATACGAATGATTGCGTTGGATGCGTCTGCTGTTGGAAATTGAATTGTAAAAGTTCCACTTGTTACAGTTTTATCACCACCAAAAGCTATCACTGCAACAGCTTTATCTGATTGTGTGTCATTATATATTAATGCACCATTAGCTGTAAAAGATGCAGATGTAAAACTAACGTCAGCAAAATCACATATTGCAGTTGTTCCTGAAGTAGTTGGTGTAACACTTGTTAAAGTAGCACCACCTGCAGTATATGCAGTTCCAGATGAGTTTGTGATTTCATTTGATGTTGAATAAGCTGTAGTTCCAGCACCTAAAGATGCCGAACTAGTATATAAAGCTATTTTAAATGTGTTTCCAGTAGTAGCAGTTAAATTGTGCGTACCAACTAAAATTTCTTGTTTGAAACTTGTACAAATTGCCGATGTTATTGCCATAATTTTTCTCCTATGGGTTTGCTGAAGTTACCGGAATACGAACAGCGCCATCAGTGTAGTCATCTCTTCGTCTTCTACCAACTTGCTCGTTAGCAAACTTCTGTACCTCTTGTTTATATTTATTTTCATATAATGTCAACATATCT